AGCAAACGGTATAGAACTTAATAGAGAAATACAATTTCATATTGCTCCAGTACAAGAGTGGTATTACGATATGGAAGCAAGCGAACAGCATTTAGTACTAGACCATTGTATGCTACTAACACGTTATGCATTTGCTGAAGAAGCAAGAGAGCAGTTAGAAGAAGTATGTGTAAATCGTCCTATACTAAAGAAACTATTAAATATCAAACCTAAATGGGGTATTGACTTTAGTTTAGACTTTGTAACACACGAGATTGTTATGGAAGTAATACATATCGAACAAGACTTTGATAATGCAGAAGAAGCGTACGATGCAAAAGAACGTCTTGAAAATATTATTGATAATACAGACTGGTACGAAGGTGCTGTTAAACTATGGAAGCGCAAAGACGAATGGGAAAATCTAAGCTCCGATGACCATTCAGATTATAAGGCGCAATTCTTTGGTTGGGCTCGTGCATTTGACAATAAAAAAGTATTTTCTACTTGACTCTAACCTAAATACATTATATAATAAGACAATAGCAAAGGTATTTCTATGACTGATATGAATATTGTTGATCTTTTTCCTACTCCGGTACTAACATATAGAGTACCCGAGTCTATAATGCAAGGTACGCAATCATATTATAAATCAAAACAAAATTTATTGCCACAGAACGATTCACAATATAGTGATTTTTTTGATAAACAAAAAGATTTTAAATTAGAAGAGTTACCCGAGTTATATAATCTAATATTAAATGCTATTGATTTATATGTAGAACAAACAGGTATTACTATAAAAAAAGATAGTTTAGGTTACTGGACACAGGATTATAGAGAAACAGGACAGCATCATGAATTACATGCTCACGGCGTGAGTGGAATAAGCGGAGTATATTGGATTCAAGCAAATGATGCAGCAGGACAGTTTGTATTTCATAATCCAGACCCTATACACGAATTTGTAACTAAACACGGAGATTCAAAATACGTATCTTCAAAAATACACTTAAAGCCTGTTGCAGGTATGCTTATATTGTTTCCAAGCTATATAAAGCATGAAGTACAACCAAGTAAAGAAGGTGCTATTAGAGCAACTTTAGCATTTAATTTAACAGACTAACGGAGAAGAAAATGAGCGATAGAGTTTATGGCCAAGAAGAAAAAGCAAAACTAGAACGACTAGTTAAAGAAGGCGTAACAGTACTACAAGAGATTGAAGATCTAAACGCAGGGCTTAAAGACACTGTTAAAGCAGTAGCAGAAGAACTTAATGTAAAGCCAAGTCTTATTAACAAAGCAATTAAAGTAGCACAAAAAGGTGATTGGGATAGACATCAAGACGAGTTTGAAGACCTTGAAACTATTGTTGCAACTGTCGGTTACGACAAGTGAGAGCAATAATTAACTTTTTTAAAGATAGTTATAAACTATCACCGTTTGCATTTTATTGCGAATTAATTGAAGCTGTAATGCTGATAGGTGCTAGTGCAGTATTAACATATACTGTGCTAGATCCTGCAACTAAGATCTTTATTCCTATGTATCTAGTAGGAAGTATTCTTGGTGTAATTAGTACGTGGATCCGCAAAGCAGGATTTGCTATTGTATTAACATTATGGTTCGTAGTAATGAATTCAATTGCTATGGTGCAATTATTCATACTATAATATATAATATAGAGTCGCTCACTTACGAGCATGTAGAAGGTTAGTTGGCCACAAACAACAGGAGAATTGAATGCCATACGTAGATGCGATGTTTGATCGCGACCAAGATATTATTCGAGTAGTCGAACGCAAAGATGGAAAGCGACATTTCCATGAATATCAAGCAAAATACACATTTTATTATGAGGATCCTCGAGGCAAGTACAAAAGTGTATTTGGTGATCCTCTGAGTCGTATTGTGTGTAAGAACACTAAAGACTTCCGTAAAGAAGTTGCAATTAATAAAGACAAAAACTTATTTGAAAAAGATATTAATCCTATCTTTCAGTGTCTAAGTGAAAACTATCTTAATCAAGACGCACCAAAGCTAAACATTTTGTTTTGGGATATTGAGACGGACTTTGATCCAGAGCGTGGCTTTGCTCCTGTTGAAGATCCGTTTATGCCTATTACTGCTATCACTGTATGCTTACAATGGTTAGATAGTACTCTTATAACACTTGCTGTTCCGCCTAAAGGGTTGCCTATGGAAGAAGCTGAAGCGATGTGTAAAAAGCGCTGGGGCGACAGTTGTATATTATTTCCAAACGATAACGAAGGCAACGGCGAACGTGAAATGCTACAAGTATTCTTAGACTTACTTGAAGATGCTGATATCCACAGTGGATGGAACAGTGAAGGTTATGATGTTCCATACACAGTAAATAGAATTAAACGTGTATTAAGTAGCGACGATATAAGACGCTTTTGTCTTTGGGGCCAGAAGCCTAAAAAGCGAGAGTATGAAAAGTATGGAAAAATGTCTGAGACTTATGATTTTGTCGGAAGAGTACATCTTGACAGTCTCGAACTTTATAGAAAATATACTTACGAAGAAAGACACACTTATAGACTAGATGCTATCGGCGAACTCGAAGTCGGAGAAAAGAAAACAGTTTATGAAGGCACACTAGATCAACTATACAACAACGACTTTGAAACGTTTATCGAATACAACAGACAAGACGTTGCACTACTAGATAAACTGGATAAGAAACTACGCTTTATTGACCTAAGTAATACCGTTGCACACGAAAATACTGTGTTACTACAAACAACAATGGGTGCTGTTGCTGTTACAGAGCAAGGCATTGTTAATGAAGCACACAATAGAGGACTACAAGTGCCTAATCGTCCTAAGCGTGATGATACAGAAAACACACAAGCGGCAGGTGCTTATGTTGCGTTTCCAAAGAAGGGCTTGCACAAGTGGATCGGTTCGATGGATTTGAACTCACTATATCCAAGTGTGATTCGTGCATTGAATATGGCTCCGGAAACTATTGTAGGACAAATACGTCCTGAGATATCAGATAATCGTGTTACAGAAGATATGGGACTAAAGAAGAAAAGCTTTGCTGGTAGTTGGGAAGGACGTTTTGCAACAGAAGAATACGAAGCTGTAATGGAACAACGCAAAGATATTTCATTAACTATCGACTGGGAAGACGGACGCAGTGATGTACTAAGTGGTGCAGAAATACATCAACTAATTTTTGATAGTCACATGCCTTGGATGCTTAGTGCTAACGGTACTATTTTTACAACAGAATTTGAAGGTGTTATTCCTGGACTACTAAAGCGTTGGTATGCAGAACGTAAAGACATGCAGAAGATGTTGAAGAAGGCAAAAGAAGCAGAAAATGCCGCAGAGATCGAATACTGGGATAAACGACAGCTAGTTAAGAAGATTAACTTGAACAGTTTGTATGGTGCTATTCTTAATCCCGGGTGTCGTTTTTATGATAAACGTATCGGACAATCAACTACACTTACTGGCAGACAGATTGTTAAGCACATGTCAGCAGAAGTTAATAGAGTTATTACAGGTGAATACGATCACATAGGCAAAGCAATGATTTACGGCGATACTGACTCTTGCTATTTTAGTGCTTGGCCAGTACTAAAAGATGATATCGAATCTGGTAATATTGAGTGGTCAGTTGAAAAATGTATTACATTGTATGATCAAATATGCGAACAGGCAAACACTACGTTCCCAGACTTTATGGTCAAAGCATTTCATTGCCCGAAGTCACGCAGTGATGTTATTGCAGCAGCTAGAGAAATTGTAGCACGTAGCGGCTTGTATATCACAAAGAAACGTTATGCAGCATTAGTTAATGACATTGAAGGCTTTAGAACAGACGGTGAAGGTAAGCCAGGTAAGATTAAAGCAATGGGCTTGGACTTGCGTAGATCAGATACTCCGGTGTTTATGCAGGACTTCTTAAAAGAATTACTTGAAATGGTACTTACAGATGCAAGTCAAAAAGAAGTACTAGATCGTATTACAGAATTCCGTAAAGAGTTTGAACAACGGCCTGGCTTTGAAAAAGGGTCGCCCAAACGTGCAAACAAAGTTGGACACTACAGACGCTTAGAAGAAAAGCAAGGCAAAGCAAATATGCCCGGACACGTAAGAGCAAGTCTTAATTGGAATACACTCAAGCGTATGAACAGCGACAAGTACTCGCAAGAGATTGTAGATGGTATGAAGGTTATTGTTTGTAAGCTCAAGCAGAATCCGCTAGGTTATACAAGTGTTGCGTATCCTACAGACGAACTACGTATTCCAGAATGGTTTAAAGAACTTCCGTTTGATGATGCAGCAATGGCAGAAACTATCATTGATAATAAATTAGACAACTTGATTGGTGTGCTAAACTATCCACTAGAAGATACTAAGCAACATACAACATTCCATAACTTGTTTGACTTCGGAGAATAGAATGTTACATCATTTATTTCCTACAGCAATTATGGAATTTGATTTATCAGCTGAAGAATGCGTCAAGGGTATAAAAGATCTAATCGATGCAAATAAAGACGTTCAAGCAGTAGATCACGGTGTTATTGATAATGGATATAGCTCACATGGCGCAGATAAACACATATTAGATGTTGATGGATTTGCAGATTTAAAAGAAGTATTTCAAAGATGCGTAAATGAATATGCTGGAAATATGTGCATGGGTGATTTAGATATAATACAAAGCTGGTATAATGTTTATATGAAAGGTGGCAAAATAGGTTCTCACAGGCACGAAGGAAGTGTTTGTAGTGCTGCATTTTATCCACACGCAGAACAAGGTAGTGCTGATATAAGATTTCACAGTCCATTAAAACCATATAGGATGAATGAAATTTTTCACGAACAAAACTATCTTAATACTTATTTTGCAGAGTTTCCAGCTAAACAAAATACATTATATTTGTTTCCAAGCTGGCTAGAACATGAAACATTAATAAACTATTCAAGCGAACGATATGTAATAAGCTTTAATACACAAAGGGTACAACAATGAAAGTAGGATTTACTTGTTCAACATTTGATTTACTACATGCCGGACATATACAAATGTTGCGTGAAGCAAAAGAACAATGCGATTATCTTATATGCGGATTACAAATGGATCCAAGTATAGATAGAGCAGAAAAGAACGCTCCTATACAAACTGTTGTGGAGCGTTACACACAGCTCAAAGCAGTTAAGTATATTGATGAAATTATTCCTTATAATACCGAAAAAGATCTAGAAGATATCTTGACAATGTACGAAATAGATGTTAGAATATTAGGAGAGGAATATAGAGACAAGACCTTCACTGGCAGAGCAATCTGTGCTAAAAGAGGAATTGAACTATACTTTAACAAACGAGAACATCGATTCTCGTCAAGCGACTTGCGTAAGCGAGTAGCAGAGAAAGAGAAAAAGCAATGAACGACAATAATGAGATTAGCTCACAAGAAATACAAGATAAAGAATTAGTCAAACAGTGGTTGTTAAAAAATGAAGTTACTGTTTGCGAGTCAGGCGCTGTTACTGAAAACATCGAATATACATTTGGATCAAAGAAAAAGAAGAAATGAATAAATTTATTTTTGACGTTGATGGAACACTAACGCCTAGTAGGCAAACTATTGATCCTGAATTTGAGAAATGGTTTATTGACTTTTGTGGATCCAATGACGTTTATCTAGTTACTGGAAGCGACTATGCAAAAACATTAGAACAAGTTGGTACTGATGTTTGCATGAGTGTAAAAAGAATTTATAACTGTAGTGGTGCTGATGTATATGAAAAATGTATTAACGTTCGCACAAGCGATTGGGAGGCTCCGAAAGAACTTTATAGTTTATTAAATGGTTGGTTGCAAGCCAGTCCATTTCCGTTGCGTACAGGAAATCATATCGAAGAACGTCCGGGCATGATTAACTTTAGTATTGTAGGACGTAATGCTACAATGGATGAACGCAAACTTTATATAAAACATGACTTAGAATTTAGAGAGCGTGAAAGTATTGCTTTCCAAATTAATTTAGATTTTCCTGAAATAAGTGCCACAGTCGGTGGTGAAACAGGAATAGACATCGGACCGTCATATAGTAATAAAAGTCAAATATTATCCGACTTTGATAAATCCGATAAGATCTTTTTCTATGGTGATAAAATGGAAGAAGGTGGCAACGACTTTCCTTTAAAGAAAGCAAATAAAAACGGTATCAATTGCCAAGTAAAGGATTGGAAAGATACATGGAGAGTATTAAATGAAAATATTGCTAACCGGACATAGAGGATTTATTGGTAGTGCATTATTAGAACGACTTCGAAAAAATAATCAAGTAATTGGATTTGATTTAAAAGACGGTGCAGACCAAAATTTATTACATTGCGACTTTAGAGAAGAATTTGATTTAATTATTCACCTGGCTGGCTTGAGCGGAGTACGTGAAAGTTTTGCTGATCCTGCAGGATATTGGAATAATAATGTAGAAGCATCTAGACGACTGTTCGAACGCTATCCTGATACACGCATACTATATGCAAGTAGTTCGAGTGCTTACGAGCCCGATTTGAACCCTTATGCAGCGAGTAAGTATATGATGGAAGAACTTGCCGCACGTTATCCTGATACACTGGGTATGCGTTTCCATACAGTGTATAGTGACGACTGTCCGAGAGAAAACATGTTCTTTAACAAACTACGCAACGGCACACTAGACTATGTGACTAGACACTATAGAGATTTCATTCATTTAGAAGATATGTTAGATGCAATAGAAATACTAATCGAAAAACAACATATAAATGGTACAATTGACATTGGTACGGGGCATCCTATTAGGATCCAAGACTTAGCACCAGACTTACCGGTGCGTCTAAATACCCCAGGAGAACGAAATTGGACTAGTGCCAATATGGAAAGAATGCGAGGCTTAGGCTTTGAACCTAAATACACAGTAGAAAAGTTCTTGACTAAAGGCAATTTAGGTAATATAATAAAGATACATAACGGAGAAACAATATGAAAGATATCCTACAAGACATTGTAGCACATACACACGCACTAGGCTTTCTTAGCTTAGTTAAGGTAACAGCAGAAAGTGACACACAGATCGACTCAATGGCAGAAGATCGTAGTGTTATTTTAAGTGCATCAACACATTCACCAGTAGGTGAATTTGATGGTACATTTGGTATGCCTAACTTAGACAAACTAAACTTACATTTGAAAAATCCAGAGTATCAGAAAGATGCAAAGATTGATGTAGTACAAGCAGAGCGCAATGGCGAAACTGTTCCAACACACATACACTTTGAGAATACAGCGGGTGACTTCCGAAACGATTATCGCTTTATGAATAAAGCAATCATTGAAGAAAAACTAAAAACTGTAAAGTTCAAAGGTGCAAGTTGGAATGTAACTTTTAAGCCTAGTTTAGCAGCAATTACACGTATGAAACTACAAAGTGCAGCACATTCAGAAGAGCCTACATTTAATGTAAGCACAAAAGACACAGGCGGCGTTACAGATCTTGTGTTTAGTTTTGGTGATGCATCAACACACGCAGGTTCTTTTGTATTTGAAACTGCGGTTGAAGGCACACTTGCACATACTTGGAGTTGGCCAGTTTCTCAAGTACAAAGTATCTTAAACTTGAGTGGTGATATTACTATGAGTATTTCCGATCAAGGTGCTATGCAGATTAGTGTAGATAGCGGTATGGCAAAATACGATTATATTCTTCCAGCTCAGAGTAAGTAATGAACAAAGATTTAACTACAACACAAAACGACTATGCATACTTTTTGCCTGCGCTAAGTGGCTTTTACGCTACTTACGTGGGCAAACAGCGGTTCGATGAATATGTTCCGAAAGATAGAATCCCATCGAACTTTAGTAACGGTGTTGAAAGTTTAAACTATCTTAATGCCCAAGAAGGCGAATTTACTTACAAATGGACACTGTATTCTGCAGGACACGCTGACTTAGACACAACTAAAATTGTACCTAAAGAAGATATGGTGCGTAACAGAGATAGAGAAAATACCTGGTTGCTAGGCGACTCAGGCGGCTTCCAAATTGGTAAAGGCGTGTGGGAAGGTGATTGGAAAGATCCTAACTGTCCTAAAGCACAAGCAAAACGTGACGGTGTCCTACGTTGGATGGATGCTTACATGGACTATGGTATGATCCTCGATATTCCAGCGTGGGTTGCACGTTCGCCAGCAGGTGCAAAAGCTACTGGCATTAGTACATACGATGAAGCAGTTAAAGCAACACGCATTAACAACGACTATTGGATGAAGCATAGAACAGGTGCTTGTAAGTTTCTTAACGTTTTGCAAGGTGAGAATCATGCAGACGCTGATGACTGGTACGAGCAAATGAAAGACTACTGTGATCCTGCTAAGTATCCTGACAATCATTTTAATGGTTGGTCAATGGGTGGCCAGAATATGTGCGATGTACATCTTGCACTCAAACGCATTGTTACTCTACACTATGATGGCTTATTAAAGCAAGGCTTACACGATGTAATGCACTTCTTAGGAACTAGC